TTGAAAATAGAACATGATACGGAAAATTGATAAATATGCCAAAGATGTAACTGATAATTGGCTTGAAAGTATAAAAGAATTACCTAAATGGGTTGAGCTTTACGGCATCAACCATCACTCCCCCTCTCAAATAAATTCCAATGATGATATTTGGAGTTACAAATATTTATACTTATCCCAAGAAGAAAGACGAGAGCTACCCATAAATTCTAAAATGTTTTCTGGAGTGTGCCTTGGCGATATGGCGCAATTACAATTTGGCAATTATGTTTGGGAATATGTTAAAGGAAAAGGTTTAACCAGAAAAGAAATTCCACCGCAAAGAAAAGTTTTTGAAAAAATTATAGAAAAATTTAATTTATATGATCCCGCAGATGATAAAGACAGAGAGCAACACGATATAAATAGACAAGGTTTAGCTTTAACATTTCAACAATTAAAATATGGTTTAAAAGAAGTAGGATTAAAAGCTCCAATAGATTGCGAGAGATCCGTTAGTTTAGAATTACCTAATTGCTTATTACCTTGTATCGGTAGAATAGATATAGAAGATGAAAATAATTTTGTTGAAATTAAAACAAAATGGCGAAAGAAAAACAGACCAAGAAAAGATGGTACATCTAATTATTCTTTACCTAAAATAGATGAAGGTTATCTTGGCTGGTCAGACCACGTACTTCAAGTCGCATTTTATTGGCTGTCAAATAACAAAAAAAAGAAACCTCACTTATTAGTAATTAATGAAAAAGATTATAATGTTTTTACTCCAGATAATTGCGATGATTTAAAACCAGAAAATTTAGAACTTCAATTAAATAAAATGGCAATGGTTGCCAAACGCAGAGAAAGAGTAATGGAAAACCATGCTGGTAAAACTACTTGGTTCCAAGATATTCCATGTGATTTCGACCACTTCTTTTGGAACGGTTTAGGAGATCACAAACAAGCAGCAATGAAACTATGGGGTTTACTATGAGGGAAGATAACTCAATGATTAATCCTCAAATGTGGCTGCTGAAAACAGAATTAGTAAAGAAAAAAAAAGATCGCAAACTATTAATTATTCTGTCATTTGTGATTTTTTTTCTTATCTCCCTGTTAGTTATAAGTCTCTTTACTAATAAAGGTAGCCAGATGAGTTCAGCCGAGAGGTTTAACAAGGGTTTTATAACAGGCAGTTATCTTTCCCCTTTTTCATACATCTGGCTATCAGAAAGTTATTATGGGTAAAGTTATTAATATCAATAAAATAGAAAACGAAATAACAAAGTTAAAAGCTAATGGCGGTATGTGGGATATTGGCAATGGTAAATTTGCTATCAAACATTTAGAATTAGAAAAATTAGCAAACACTTATAATATTGAAACTAATGTTGAATTAAAACATTGTGATTTAAACAAAGGTTGTGCAGTAGTAAAAGCTGTTGCAACATTTAACGGTAAAAACTTTTATACACTTGGAGAAGTTTCCCCTCTTAATAATGATTTTATATTTCCTGTAGCTGTAGCAGAAAAGAGAGCTGCGGATCGAGCTATTCTTAAAGCTCTTGGTATCCATGGTAATATTTATAGTTCAGAAGAATTATCAAATATAAAAAATAATAATAATCAAAATACTGGCATAGACTTAAACCAAGAAACAATCATTTTAGAAAGAATTAAAAACGCAAGTCATCAAGCAAACTTGGAACAAATTAAAAGTCAAAATAAAGATTTCTTAACAGAGCTAAAGAAACAAGATTTAAAAAGGTACGAAAAATTAAAACAAGCCTTTTTAAATAGAAACCAGCAATTCATAGGAGGATAATATATATGGCTGATTTTCAAAAACCAAAAGACCCAAACTGGATGTGTACCTTTTCATTAAAAAGAAACGCAGATAAAAAACCTGGCGATAATAAACCAGATCTAGTTTTGGTGGATAGTGAAAAGATAAATCAAAAATCTGGGAAACCTTATCGTAAGAACTTTACGATTAATGGTACTTGGTGCGAGGCATCTTGTTATATCCAAGAAAATAAGGATCTAAAAATTACCATTAAGAAAACTGGTGGAGATAAACCAGCTTCTAATGATGGATTTAACGATCAATTTTAGGGGAAACAAATGCAATATGGCTTAACTGAAAAGCAACTAAAACTTTTTAAGTTTATTAAAAGCTATATTTCTAAAAAAAACATATCGCCATCTTACGATGAAATGAAGGTGGCGATAGGTGCAAAATCCAAATGTGGTATTTATGCTAGAATTAAACAATTAGAGGAAAGAGGATGGATAAAAAAACTACCAGGAAAAGCGAGAAGTATCCAAATAATCCGATAGATCTTTCTCCAGATGCTAATACTAACGAGTTAATATCTCGAATATTAGATAGGGATAAAGAAGGTATGGATAAGTTTAAAATTACCATGCAAGACAAAATGTTGAAAGATCCCACCAATGCAAAGTTCTGGTTGCAAGAAGGATTAGAAGAGAGTATAGATTTATGTAGATACTTAATAAATTCTATTCATTCTTACAATCTCCTCAACGAAAAATATAAGAAACTTCTCAAAGAAAACAAAGAATTAAAAGAACATAATAAAATGATGTATGAGCATCCATAAGAAATTTGAAAAATTCTGGTCTGGTTCTGTTTCATTTACAGCTACAGAAACCTTTAAAGATCTGGATACTGCGGTTAAAGCTAGTGTGCCAAGTACCGCAGCTAAAATAGTAATTGATGAAAAAACTATCAGTTACGATTTCAATAGGATGAAGGAGGTTAGTAATCCAAATGATAACACACTACGAACACCTGGGAACAAAGATCCAGGAGAAAGAAAAGGAGAGAAAAAAGTTGAACAGACAAATAAATAAGTTGTTAAAAGACGATACTGTTCATCCAGCTATTGCTGCTCTTTCTAAACAAAGTCATTCAAAGCTAATTGATATAATTACTTTGAAAGACGAACAAAGTAAATTACCAGGTTAATCTGGTACTTTAGAACTATTCTAAACTAATTGAATATTAGTAATACCCTTCCTACGCCTAAATAAAGAAAAGCCAAGTTGTCAATATAAGGTTGACAGATAAGCAACGATATAATAATCTGATTCCATAATGTTAAATAAAAAAAAAGGAGAAAGTATGAATAACAAAAAAAAAGAAATAACTACATTTGATTTAAGAAAAGATATGGAAAAAGTCGTTGAAAAAAAAGGTGGAGAAATTGGAGATACTGGTTTTTTTATTGGAGATATGGGAGCTGATTTTGATTTTTACTTAAATGGAGAAAAATATCATTTAGAAATAACTAAAGGAGATGCGTAATGAATATGTCTAAAATGGATGAGGATCTATTAAAAAAATTACTAGAATTAGATGAATGGGAAAGAAAACAAATAGCAATGTTTTTAATTGGCTCTACACTTAATCTTGAACCAAGAGAAACTGCGGCTAAAACTTTAAAAAAATTAGATAAAGATGCTTCTTAAATGAAATTTTGGTTAAATACAATTAAAGATAAAAATAAAAAGCCAATCTATTTACAAGTTCAAGGTATCAAAGATGATGGTACTAAATTTGAACAAGCAAGATTTGAACTGAACCAAAGACGTAGAGCCAAAGAATATATTAAAGATTTAAAAGAAGAGGATTATAAATTACCAGAGGTTGAGGTTACATTTGATGATGCTTTTCCAAAATATTATAAATCGGTAAAAAACAATGACGACAACCAAGTAGATACAAATAACAGATATAATTCATTATTAAAGGCTCATATCCAGCCGTATATTGATGAAAAGTACCTTTTTCAGTACAAGTCAAGCACCTTTAAAGACACCCTCTTAAAACGCATTAGAAGCAGTAAAAAGACTAAATGGAAAAAATTTAACGACATTTGGCAATTAACTAGACAAAATGAAGTAATAGATAAAAAGACTGTCAAAGATGCGGTGGCATCCTTTAAAAGATTTATAGTTTGGTGTGATGATAATGGCTGGAAGATAGATCTTAAAATATTAAGACACAGATTTAGTAAAGCTAAAACTACAACCAAGGTTAAGAAAATAGTTAAATGGGTTCCTAAAAAAGAAAATGTTTTAACTCTAATAAATAGTGAAAAAAATATTTGTGATAAAACTTTATATAGAGCATCAGCAGAAATAGGTGGAAGATTAAATGAGATGTTGGCTATCTGTTATGATGATGTTTATAAAGATGAAGAGCTTGGAGTATGGGTTGTTCATATTAGACACTCTTTGGGTCCAGATAATTCCTTTAGACCAGACTACTTAAAAACGGGTAGCTCTGAAAGAAAAATAGAAATTAGCGAAACATTATTAAAGTATCTCCAGTCTTGGATGAAGATACAAATAGCACCCAAAACTCATCAAAGAAAATACAGAAGATTATTTCCATACAATAAAAAATATGCAGCCGATAAAGTTAAAGCTGCCGCTAAAAGATTAAATATAGAATGGCTTGGTGGATTTGCACCATTTAGAAAATTCAGTAGTTCCCTTTTAAAATCTCAAAATGTTTTTACAGAAGAACAATTAGATTTAAGATTTGGTAATACTGAAGAGGTAAGAAAGAAACATTATTATAATGATCTGAATTTGAACAAAGAAAAGAAAACTGCCACAATTAATAAACTACTAACATAAGGAAAAACATGGATGCGCTACACCATAAAGCTAGGATTGCAAAGTTTCTCTTTGCCTTTAGGTTCCTAGATAAAGTTATAGATAATGGCAATGGTTCACAATCAAGATTGCCAAAACATAAAAACCAAACAGTTCATGCTAAAGCACAAGGCAAAACATTTCAGCAAGTACAAAAACAAGAAAAGGGTCAAAACGGAATACCAGCACATGATTTGTTTTTATTATTAAAAAAGGAAGGTTACGATATTAACTTAATGTTTAATACTAATCCAGAAGAGGTATTGGCAAAGATAGATAAGAGGTACCATAAAAAAGTATTAGAGAATTTTGCTAGAGTAGATAAAAATATAGAACAAGAAAGGAAACTCCAAGCAAGATATAGACCAATGCTACCACAGTTAGAACGGGAGCTTGCATATCAATCAACATGGGAAGGAGGTAAATAAATGGTAGATATTGTTAAATCAACCAAACTTAATTTAAAAACATTTAGTTTAGATCAAAAAATTTGGGATACTAAATATAAAAGAATGACAAAAGGAAAGTTTGGTATGTTTACAAATAAAGGTAACAAAGCTGTAAGAAGAATAGCAAAAAACAGTAAAACTTTTGATGAAGCTGTTATTAAACTAAAAAAATTATCTGAAATTCACGGAGAAGCTATGGATACAGATGTAAGAGTAAATGTTTTATATTTTATAGAAAAAAATAAAACTTTAAATTAAATAAATAAAATTGTGGGGAGAAATCCCCACTTTAAAATTATGATAAAACATACAAGAAATAGTCTTAAATTTAATAAATTATTAGAATATATTTTTAAATTAAAAGTAAAACTTCTTAATGGTTCTTATGAAAAAGATATAAACGAAATAGATCAAAGAGCTAGAGAATTATTTAAAATTTATAATGATGGTAAAACAATTAAGCAAGAAGTCGGTATTAAAATGAAAAATTTAGCAAAACAAAATTCTTATTTAAAATACGAACATTATATTAAAGATAAAAAAGATGCTTGAAACTTTAATAATTATTGAGATTGTTTTTATAGCGATTTATTTCATTCAAAATTAATTCACACTTGAAAACACACTTTGCTTTTTAGAAAAGGTAGATTAATGGCGCGCCCTGGAGGATTCGAACCTCCGACCCTCGGTTTAGAAAACCAATCCTAATTTCTTTTGGAAGTATTGTCTATCAATAATAACAACTATGATTTGTAAAAAACGGGTTGACATAAATCCATATAAATAACCCTTATAAAATAATGAAGTGTCAGATAGAAACATCATTGACACTTGAAGTTACACTTTGGTTAAAACTATTCGTAAGTTTTATCTTCAGCTCTTTTTTTATCATCTAAAGCCATGCAATTATAATGAGCTTTAGTTTTATCTAAAAAAGCTACAAAACTTTCAGTATTTTCCATTTCCTTTTTGCAATACCTACAGGGTCCAATATTCATTACATATTGAACTGGTTTTACCCACGTCTTTTTTTTCTGTTTTTGCATTTGCATCTAGGAGCTTGCCAGGCAAAGAGCCATTCATTAAATTTATCTATACCGCCAAAAAATTTTAATAAAATTTTATCAATCATTTCTTATTCCATTTAAAAGTTTGTTTAATTCCTTTACTTGTTTTGTTTTTACCATTTTCAGAAGTACCATATTCAACAGTAGTTTGATTTGGCTCTAACTTATAAACACAAGCTGTTAAAAATAATAAAGTATAGACTATAACTATTATCCAATACTTCATTTTTTCTTTTTAACTTTTTTTAAAACTTTATTCATTTTCTTGTGTAAGACTTTTTGATCTTGTTGAATTTTCATTAATTCAGATTTTAAATCCCAAGTAGCGTGAAGGTTCCAACCAATAAGTGAAACCAAAGCTACTAAAGCTAATCCAACTATTTTATCTTTTATATCCATTATTCCATTATTAATTTAGTTATTTTTTTTTCTCCCATATAAACTTCTATCTCTGCTTTAGATTTAATACATTTATATTGAACTCTATCTCCAGATTTTAATTGCCTCTCGGCTACCCTCTTTCCTTTTAAGCATTTGCTTAAACTATCTTGTATTCTGTGTTCTTTTATTTCGTGATCTACAATTAATAAAAGAGCTATTACTGTTTCTATCATTAGTTATAACTATACCCCGTGTTTGAATTTTCTAATTTTTTAAATAAATCTTCGTGTTGTTTCATAATCTCTTCATCCATATCAAACATTTCATCCATCTTTTCATCCATTAATCTTACTTGTAATTCTAATCTTTCAACTTTATCTTCAAGAACTGCTTGACCCGTAGATAGTTCAAATGTTCTAGAAAGCGACCAGCCTCCTAAAGCAATTAATAATCCAACCAATAATGTTAATATTTTTTCCATCATTGGTGGTTACCATTATCTCTTACTTTATCTTTAAGCATTTCAATAGTTTCCTTCATCTCTTTAATATCTTGCATAGCTCTATTGAGGTTGACATTATTATTTCTCATACTCTGCATTTCGCTATCTGTATTCTCCTGGGAGGTACTCAATATTTCTAGGAGTAGGTACTGCTCTTGGTCTACAATTTTTTGATCTGATTTAGTAATTAAATCTGCCTCCATAATATGTCTGGAGTTTTCAAGACTTACTAACCTGGCTGTAATCTCGGTATATGCGAAAATTCCAAAAGCTACAGCTGCAAGTAAAGCAATTAAATTACGAACTGGGAGTGAAATATTTGTGTTGTCGTTAATCTTCATCTACCTTGCCTATTGTATTTCTTAAAGCTACGAGCTTCAGATTTGTTTAATTTTTTCTTGTGCCTTCGTGGTCTTTTAGGTGGTTTATCCCTTGGTACAAAGTGAGTAAACTTAACTCTAGCCATTAAAAAAAAATATTTTTTATCTTATCTATTAAAGTTGGTTTTACTTCCTCTGTTAAAACCAAAGGTAAATAACTAGCAGCTATCTCTTTTCCAGATTTATCTTTTTCTTCCTCTGTCTTTTTACTTCTTGCATCAATCTTATTGGGTCTAAACTTATCAACTAATATATACCGGTAAACATAGTTATCGCATCTAGCACCTTCAAACTGAAAGTGTAAAGCATCTGGTGGTTCTTGATAATGACCGCCAAAGCAATGCGGATCAAAGTCTGATTTAGTTATTGTCATTTTTTACCACCTCTAAATATTTGTGTTCCTTTAATTCCATATATGCTCGCCACGACAAGGATCCAAAGATTAGTGAACCATGAAGGGAGCTGCTGGAATTGCTCAAAGAACTCTTTTATTTTTGCAGCAGCATTCGGATCCTCCGAGAAAACCCCGTAAGCAATGACTAAAATCGGCAGCGTTAATACGACCAATACAAATTCGTCTTTCCAGTCTGATTGTCTAGCCTCTAATAGTTTACCTTGATACTCGGTTTCCCCCCGAGCCATCTTGGTAGCAGCCATGTGCTGTGCATCAGCCATAGCCATTTTAGTTTCTTGTTTCTTTTTGTATATATGCGTTCCAGCATTCAACGCTAATTTAATTGCACTTAACCACATACTATTTATTTGAACTCCTTATTTTAGCAGCAGCTTTCTCACACCTACTAGGAGTTTGTTTGTGCCATCTGCTATCTATCATTTCATCGGCAGCTTTTTCCATATCGCCATCTTTCATAGCTTGCCAAAACTTTTTAAATTTTGAAAACCTTGGTCCACCAAGTTGATATACACACTCAATGATTACACATTTTTGAATATGATTAACTTCTATGTCGCCAATTAACTTCTCAGCACTTTGTAGAGCAATATTAAAATCTTTATTAAAACACTTCTCAGCATCCTCAATAGAGTAGTTAATACCTTCAACATAATCATCGGTAGGTAAAACCATATGACCCCAAAAGATAGTAGGAATACCCAGGCTATCTTTGTATATATGATCTCTATAACCCTCGTGGGTTTTAATGTCTTGTTTAAGCTCGTTATATGTATCCATAACTCTTCAATCCTTTTCTGGGTTAAAATTAAGAATTTTAACACCTAGTCTT